TAGCGAATGAAACTGATGCGATGACTGGTAATAAAGGTACTGACGGAACTTATGAAGAAGTAAAACTAGGAGATTTAGAAGTTAAATACAACACTGATAGTCAGGGTGTTGGAACGATTAACAATGTTTTTGACGTTTATCCTTGGTTGCAGTCTTATCTTGGTGCTTATTGTCTTGGTGGAAGTGGCAGCTATCAAGTTCGGGTAGTTAGAGGTTAATTATGGCAGGAGCATTAGACACAGCTTTCAAATCTCTAGCTAAAAGCGTAGTTGCTGATCTTGGATCGGCTTTAGATACTACGATTACTTATTCTGTACAGACAGCAGGAAGTTATAACGTAGCAGCAGGGAAACAATTAGAAGTTACAACAACTTATGCTGATATAAAGGTTCCTATTGAATTTATTAAATCAGAAGAAGATGAAGGAAGAGAATTAAGACAAGCGAAGTTATATGTTACGCCTGATTTAATAGGAGATCATCAACCTACTTTCAGGGATGAAGTAACATTAAGTTATGCAGGATCAACACATGTGGCACAGATCGTTGATATAGACACAAAACGTGGTGGACAAGTTTATTTATATACTTTGCTGGTGAGGTTCTAATGGCTAAAAAAGAATTTAAGAACTCTAAAGCGTTAGAAAATGCAATACTGAAAGATTGGGAAGATCAATCTGAGGCTCATTTAAGTCAATTTATTAATTCTGTTGCTAGTGATTTAGCTTCTAAAGAAGTCAGTCCTGTAAAGACTGGATTTTTTGCTTCTAGTTGGCAAGTATCTAAAACTTCTATGCCACAGAATAATCAGGAAAAAATCAAACCTTGGATTGGCAATAGAGATTATATTTCTCCGAGATTCAAAGTTCCTACTAAATACAAATTTAACCAAAGCATTTTTATTGGTAACAGGGCTAAATACACAGAAAAGGCTTTGATGTCGCCTAAATCTAATGTTGGTGCGTATATTCTTAACGGTTCAGGTACTTTTAAAGAAGGATTGAGGCAAAAAGTAGATAGAATCTTTACTGATAAACGTCCTAATATAAATATTGAGGGATTAGACGTATGACACTCGTAAAGACAAGAGCAGCTTTTGAAAAAGCAGTTACAGATGCAGTTAAGGATGTCGATCCAACTGTAAAGATGGTTTATGACAATGTTGGTTATACAAGACCAGGAAAAACGGTGAAATATATAGTGATGACAGTTAATTTCGGACAAGCTACTCAGCAAGCTCAAGGTGCTGCAAGTGCTTTTTACTCAGGATTCGTTCAATGCAGAGTTTACGTTCCAAAGAATAAAGGGACATCTGTTTTAGCTGCTGTCAGTGAGTCAGTTATCACAGGTTTAACGTCTGTTAATGCTTCTGATTATGTTGATACTTATTCTTGCTCACCAAGAGTAAGTGAAATATCTGGGCCTGGGATTGTTCTTGATGATGAAGATGAGTCACACTGCCTGGGTGTCATCACTTGTCAGTTTTCAGCAATCGCCTAATATAGTATTATTATCCTATTAAAGTAAGGAATTTTTTATGAGAGCTGTTGAACTCTTATCCAATAAATTTGGAGTCAGTCAATTATATCAACATGATGTAAAGAAAGATGGTGAAGTTGTTCTTACTATTTTTTGGCATCCATTAACAATTGCGGAAAGAGAATCTATCCAGAAAAAATCTGGTAATTCAGAGGACGCTTCTGATTTTGCTTTATCTTTAATGATTCAAAAAGCATTAGATGATAAAGGTAAAAGACTTTTTGCTGATGGAGATAGAGCCACTCTTCGTAGAGAAGTAGAAGCCTCTATCCTTCAACAAATTCAATTGGCGATGCTTGAATCTGGTTCGGATAAGGAGGTGGAAGAGGCAGAAAAAGATTTGAAAAGCGAATAAAGAATGGATTTTTTTATTTTCGTTAGCAAAAGAATTAGGAAAAACGGTTAAGGAGTTAACAAGAGAATTAACAAGAGAAGAGATGATTGGTTGGGCGGCTTTTTTTAAGATTCAGAATGATGAAATGGAGAAAGATAGAGAAGCAGCGCAACGAGGTAGTGCTACTAGAACGCAAAAGAGGTAAGATAGAAAATATTATTTGGTACAAGAGGAGTGGCTGAAGCTTATACCAAGACGATTGAGTTTAAGGCGAAGGACGCTCAGATACAGAGAGCAGTTAAAAAACTAGGTAAATCTTTAGAAGGAATTGATAAGTCGTTAGACAAGATTAATAAAGCTTTTTCTAAATCAGTAAAAGGTGGAATCAAAGAAACAGTTAAAGAAGTAGGAAAAATATCGGCAATAATTAAAGATTTAGCAAATGTTACCAAGAAGATAGAGGTTGTTCCTAAACAAAAAATAACTCAAAGCATAAAAGATATAAGGAAAATCAATAATTTAATGAAACAGTTAAAAACTGTTTCTTCTCCTTTTTCTGGTGATGGGAGAAAAAGCGACGAACGCAATGCTGCTGTAGATGGACTTCAAAAATATATCAATGCAGTTACAAACGGAACAAGAGCTATTGCGACAAATGAAGCTGCTTTAAACAGGCAAGCTAATGCTTTCGCTCTGGTTGCTGCGAATGTAAGAATTGGAGGCGCACAGTATATAAATATTGTCCAAGCACAAGAGAAAGCAGAACAAAAATTAAGACTTGCTCAATTTGACAGAATCAAGGCACAAGAACAGTTGTATAACGTATCAAATCTTCAAGGAGGAATAGATCAAACAGGATTTAAAAATGTCAACAAATTGTTGGCTATGGAATCAAATCGGTTCATGCAAGGAGGAGCAAGCGATACAACTGCTTCTTTAAATGCTTATAAAGCTGAATTAGAAAATGTTAATAGTCTTTTGAAGATAGGTTCAAAAGAATATTATTTAGTTGAAGAAGCAATAGAAAGGATTAACAGAAGATTAGGAACCAAAACTCGTTTAGTAAGAGAAGAAGAAAAAGCTGTTGCTTCTCAAGCGAAGTTTTATAGAGATATAGCTGTACAAATTGATAAAATTGCTAGGAAAGGCTTTAGAAATATAGGAAAAGTTTTTGAAGGAAAGTTTGGAGGAACAGCGCAAGCTGGTGGGATATATGCTTTAACTCGTGGAATAGAAGATTTAACTACAAAATGGAAATTCCTTGATCAACAAATAAAGATACCTTTATTGGGTGATCGTCAATTAAGTTCAGTAGCTAATTTTGTCAGAAGATCACAAGAAGGTATTACTGCACTTGCAATTAGCTACCAAGGTTTAAGTGGATTATTAGGTGCGGCAAGCTGGACGATTGGAGCTATTTCAGGATTTAAGAAATGGGAAAGTGAAGCTGCTTCCGCAATCTGGAGTGTGAACAGACAGGTTAAAGCTTTTTCTGATAGCTTAAATGCAATGTACCTGATGTTACAGGGCAAAGGAGGAACCCCTGGAGGTGTAGCACAGAATCTTAGGGATATGATTTTAGGCGGGGAACAAAGACAAGAGAACCAGAGGTTTGCAGACCAAGGGCCAACAAATAAGCAACTTATTCAGAAAGATTTAGATCTTCAGATACAAAAATTAAAGCAAAGAAACACAACTGAACAGGACTATGTAGAGATTTTACAACGCCAAAAACAACTAGAAAGAGAACTCAGACGAGAACAGAAAAAAGAACGAGTTATGAGGGTTAAGGCTGGTGAGCCTTTTGAAAAGGTGTTTAAAGACGAGATTGATGCTAGAGATAAACGCCTTAAGGAGGCTACAGATAAAGAATTAGAGCATGAAAGAGGTTTAAGAAAAGAAAGAGCTAAGCGAGCGAAATTTAATAAACAAGTTCTTCAAAGTGAACTAAAAGATATAGCGAAAAAGAAAAAAGAAGAACTTGATGGAATAAAGAGAGTGATGCAAGCTGATCAGAGGGCGCATCAAAAAGCATTAGATATGGAGAAGCAGCGAAGACAAGCAAGATCTCAGAGGTTGAGTCGAATGGGAGAAAACCTTATGTTAGGAGCAGGTTTTCCAATGCTGTTTGGTGGAGGAGCTGGTGCGGTTGCAGGTGGAACTTTAGGTGCTGTAGGGCAATCATTAATGGGATCTCAAGGATTTGGAGCGCAGATATTATTAAGTGCTTTAGGTCAACAATTTGATGCCTTTGCTTCTAAAGTTGCAACATTAGGACAAGCTTTTACTGCTATAGATAAAGATGTAACTCCTGTAGTTGAAGCACTTGGGTTGACTGGAAGTGCTTTTGAAAAACAAATTAAGATACTTGATGATTTAGGCGAAAAAGAAGCAGCTTTTAATTTGGCAAGAGAAAAAATGATTGAATTAGTTGGAGGCAGTGGAGTTGACGCTTTAACTGAGTTCGGTTCTGACACTAAGGCATTAACAGATGATTGGAGTCGTTTAATGACTCAAATGGGAGCAGGGTTAGCCGCAATGATTAATTCTGCTGGCATATTAAAAGCATTAGCAGAATCAATTAATAGAACAGTTATTTTAAATCAAGCAATTGAAAATAAGGATAATGATCCAGAATTAACAAGATTAAATAAGATCTTTGAAAAATATAGTACTGGCGAAATACGTCCAGGTGGCCTCACGAACAAAGGGGAACGGCATGATTTCCCTAGCATGATGGAACTTAATGAGATGTTAGTTGCACGACAAAAAATATTAAATACAAACAACTTATCTCTGAAAACAGATAAAATAAGAACTCTTACGTTTGATGCTCAAATTGCAAAATTAAAAGAAAAACTAGACCTAAGAAATGCTACTTCTAAAGAAGAAAAAGCGGCATTAACAATAGAAAAAGAAGTAACTGAAATTCTTAATAAATTCAAAGAAGCCGATATAGTTTTAACTAAAACTCAAATAGAACAAATAAGAACCTATGTAACCGAATTAAATAAAGTAAAACCAAAGGTCGAACAGTTAGATCAATTATGGAAAGATATAGGGATGTCTATTAAAGATGGATTGGTTGACGGTATTAATGCAGCAATAGATGGAACGAAGACATTAGGAGAGGTTGCTTCTAATACATTCAGAAGAATCAGTAATGCTTTATTAAATTACGGTGTTGAAGCTGCTTTGATAGGGATGACAGGAGGAACAGGTGGTTTCTTCTCTAAAGTATTCGGAAGAGCTTCAGGTGGCCCAGTAAAAGGAGGATCACCTTATGTGGTTGGAGAAAAAGGCCCAGAATTATTTGTCCCAGGTTCTAGCGGTAATATCGTTCCAAATCACGAAATGGGAGGATCAACAAACGTGGTTGTTAATGTAGATGCTTCTGGTTCGTCAGTAGCAGGGGATGCAGGGCAAGCTGACCAACTTGGAAGTATGCTGGCAGCAGCAGTTCAAGCTGAAATTGCTAACCAGAAAAGACCTGGAGGGCTTCTAGCATAATGGCAACATTTCCAACAAGTCCTGCTCCTTCGTATGGAGCGAACCAAAGCAATACTCCTAAAACCCGTGTTGCTAGCATGGGAGATGGATATGAAATTAGAGTAAACGTAGGCCTTAATCAGAATCCAAAAGAGTGGGCTTTACGCTGGCAAAATATTAGTGAAACCGATGCAGATACAATTTCTAATTTTTTAGATAACAGAGCTTTAGATGGAGCAAGCTTTACTTGGACACCTCCCGACACTACAACTTCTTATAAATGGGTGTGCGCTAGTTGGACAAAATCAATACCTTACCTAAACCGAGCTACTATAAGTGCAACATTTAGACAGGTCTTTGAAGCATGAGTACCATTGTCACTAGAGCTGGCAAAG